AATTCCGGTCCTCGGTTCCGGACAAGTCTTTCCGATTGCAGAGGAATCCTTTTCAGTCAGAGCCTTTGAAATTCCGGAACACTGGCCGAGGATCTGTGGGATCGACTTCGGTTTTGACCATCCGACTGCAGCAATCTGGATAGCTTGGGACCGTGACACGGACACAGCTTATCTCTATGACAGTTACTGTCAGTCCGGTGCAGCGATGTTGCAGCATGCCGAAGCAATCAAACTCCGAGGAAACTGGATTCCGGTAGCTTGGCCTCATGACGGTTCGATTCATGACAAGGGCAGTGGACATGCCTTAGCCGATCAGTATCGCAGAGCCGGAGTCAATTTCTTGGGTTCCCACTTTCACAATCCGGAAGGCGGAATTGCTGTCGAACCAGGGATCATGGCAATGATCACAAGGTTTCAAACCGGAAGACTGAAGGTCTTCGATCATTTGCAGGACTGGTACAAGGAATACAGAATCTATCATCGAAAAGACGGAAAGATTGTCAGAAAGAATGATGACCTGATGTCCGCCACCCGTTATGCCGTTCAATCTCTTCGGTATGCCACGATCCGAACCTGGAGACCCAGAGTGATGATTGCCGAAGGATCGATTCGTGACACTTCTTTTGACCCATTCTCTTATTGGAGAGGAAATGAGCATTTTGACCCAACTTCGGCAGTTGGAGAAACAGATCACCCGTTATCAGGATCAAGGGGATTCGGCAGCCGAGGGATACCGTACTCTTGAATCGGACTATCAGAAGAAGTTAAAAGCAGCCAAGGACTATCAGTCCATTCTGTTAAAAGACTACAATGATTATGTCCAGGCTCAAACCTCCGCAGAAAGCGACTATTCCAAGATTCTTCAAGAAAAGTACGATACCTATCAGGGAGTACTGAAGCAGATTGACGAGAGTGATCTGAAAAAAGCCTATGACACTGCAACCACAAAACTCGGAGAACTGTCTCAAGCCTATGACACTTCGGTCAGCACAGCAAAAGAAACCATTGCCACTGAGTTATCGAATCTTAAAGGGGTAGCGGAAGAAACCGAAACGAAAGCAGGTGAACTCTATCAGGCTTATTCGGACACCTACGATACCGCATTGGCGAATTACGAAGAAGTGGCCCCAGGGTTCAAGAAGGCTTTAGAGGAAGCAGAAACAGCCGGGACAGAGTTGTATTCTCAATATGAATCCGACTATTCGGCAGCATTGTTGACAGGGCAGAAGGAGTACGAAAGTGCATTGCAAGGTGCATTGAACCAGAAAAATTATGCGGAGTACCAGTTAGAAGACAGGATGTTCCAATCGGAAGGAAGTTATACAGAATACAATGCAAAGAAAGCAGCAGCAGAACTGGAAAATGAACTTGCTGGGCAAAAATGGGGTGGTTCGTTTTATATCCCAACCGGGGATCCATCGATGGTCTGGCAAGCCAGCAGGAGTTTGAATCCTTCAACCGTTTCCAACTTCTATGACCAAGAGAGCAAGACCTTCAATTTACCAAAATATGACCAGATCACTTTACGTTCCATCAGTTCGACAGGAGAGATTGATCCTCCGAAGGTTGATAACCCTTTTAACGTTTTCAATGTCACTTTGGAGACTCTAAAGGGGAATGACCCAGATACCGTTAAGCAGGTTCTAGACTTAGTCAATGAAGGCAAGGGGTTCAAAGCAGAAGAGGTGGTTAGAGACTATTTTTCAAATACTCCTGGGTTGGATCAATCGGCAATGGAAAAGACCATCCAGAGCAATCTGGACTATGTATCAAGCAAACTCTCTCCATATCAAACAGAATTGGAAAAACGAACAGCAGGATACCAAGGTTGGCTGGATCGTTACAACAAATATGCCGGATTGATTCAGAACTATCAGGATCTGTCAACCGATACGGAATACGTGACCCGGTATGCAACAGAAGAAGCTAGTGGTTCGCTCAAGGCATATGAGGACTATGTAGCGGATGTATACACTCCAGCAAAAGAGGCTTATCAGGCAATCGGAGAAAGCCCGGAGGACTATGCAACCAGTTTATCAGCAGAATCATTGAAGACGTATCAGGATTACCAATCCTCAACAGCCTCTCCAGCAGCAACAGCCTATCAAGACTATTCATCTTCCCAGGCAGACACCTTGGCTTCCTTGACAGCAGAGTCACTCAAGACATACCAGGACTACGAGTCTGGAACCTATGCTCCAGCAAAAAAAGCCTACGAGGACTATGTAGAGGGAACTACTTTGGCAACAGCAAGGCAAGACTATGAGAACTTCATCAAGGACAGTGGGTTCGTAGACCGTGGAGCATCTGATGCGAAATCCGTCTATGACGCTTCCCTGCAAAACTATCAGAATCTACAAGCCAGTTACCAGGAACTGGAAAAGCCACTGAGTCAGTATGCTTCTGAGATCAGTCAGGCTAACGAAAAACTTGGTCAGTTGAATTTGTTACTTCCCAGACTGCAACGGTCCCTCAGAGTAGAACAGGATCCTCGGAAACGAGAGGTTCGCATTGGCTATGGTCGGTCTTTGATGACATCAGGGACCAAACGTAGATCTTCAGTGAGATAGCAGATGAGTTTATTTTCTTCTTTTGTCGAAAAGAACACCGGGATCAAACTTCCGGATCTAAACAAAGAGTTCAAAAATCTTCAGAAAGAAACAGACAAGGCATTAAAGGATGCAGAGTCTTCGTTCAAGACAGAACTCAGTGGGTTGCAAGCCACGATTCGGACAGAATTGATGGGTGCAGGAAAAACACTAGGGATGAATGTAGATCAGGACTTTACTCCGAATTTAAACGTATCTCTTGGAGACTTAGCCAAGTTAATGCCGAACTTTGACCAGGACTTCACAAAAGTTTCTCTGACGGGGTTAGCCCAAGAAGTACCGAACATGGGAGCAGCCATTCAAGAAGCAGCAGTTCAAGCAGGAAAGGCTCTTCAGCAAAATGCCATCACTCTCGGAAGCACTGTGCAAGAAAACCTAGTTCAAGGAGGAGCAAAGGTTCAACGGGAAGCAGTCACCTTTGGGAAGGAACTGGGGGGAGGTCAAACGAACCCAACTCTAGAATCAATGGCAGAAAAGGCAACGAAGGCCACAGAAACCAATGTTTCGCAGATTCCTTCTATCTTAGAAAGCAATGCCCAAGGAGTGACAGTCAATACTGAAAAGAATTTATCGGGTCCAACCAAGACAGTAGAGAATCTTGTTGGTTCCAACCTTGGAGGGATTGAGTCCTTACCACAGGACACTTCGGATTTCATGGAAAACGCAAAAGATGGATTTCAGTTATTTATCGACCAGTTTCTCCCAGGAGGGAGCAGTAGTGGAGGTGGAGGTTCGTTAAATACAGAACTAGCAGATCTCCCTGACTTGGATGATGAATCCACGTTTTCTTCTATTGAAATGACAACTACAAAAGCAATGGACGAGGAGGAACGCCAGAGAAGAATCCGCAGACTGATGTTAAATAGATATGGACGAGAAGACACAATCCTGACAGGAGCACGGGACATGACCAATCGTAGGCGTTATGCGAGTGCCTTATGAACCTGATTGAAGAATACGAAGCACTCCGGGGAGATCGGGGCAACTGGGAGAACCAGTGGCAGGATATTGCAGAACTGATGATTCCTCGTAGAGCAGACTTTACCAATCGGTATCGTGCTCCCGGAGAACAGAGAAGAGATCGGATCTATGAATCCACAGCAGTCCGTGCCTTGGTCCGAGCAGCATCAGGTCTTCACAACACGTTGACCTCCAATACCGTCCCTTGGTTTGCACTGGAAACCGAAGACTCGGAACTGATGAAAGACCGGGAAGTCCAGATCTGGCTAGAGGAAGCAACCAGAAGATGTATGTCGGTCTTCAACTCTCCGCAGAGTGGCTTCCATTCATCAATGCACGAATTCTATCTGGATCTTGTTGCCTTCGGAACCGGGTGCATGATGGTGGTCGATGAACCTCCAATGGGTCCAATCTTTCGATCTTATTTTCTTGGAAACGTCTTCATTGCAGAAGACAAGTTCGGCAAGGTTGATTCCGTCTACAGAACCTTCTTTGACACGGCACGATCTCTCTATCGTCAGTTTGGAAACTCTCTATCCGATCAGATCAAGAAAGCTGCAGACGATAGTCCCTTTGAGCGCTTTGAAATCCTCCATGCTGTTCGACCTCGGAACAAATCTGGGAACACTGGAAGCAAACCGTTCCTGTCGAATTACTACGAACTTTCCACAAGGAAGGAAATCCGATCCGGAGGGTTTGAAGAGAACCCGTATATTGTCAGTCGCTGGCAAAAGAACTCCATGGAAGTCTACGGAAGAGGTCCAGGGATCGAGTCTTTGCCGGATGTCCGGATGATCAACGAGATGGAAAGAGTGGGACTGATAGCCCTTCAAAAGGTAGTCGATCCACCGATCCTTGCCCCAGACGATGGATTCCTTTCGCCATTGACCACAAAAGCAGGTGGAATCAATTACTTCCGGGCCGGACTCGGTCCCCAGGATCGAATCACTCCGTTGGTCACCAATGCCAGAGTAGAACTCAATGAAGCAAAAATGGGTCAGGTCCGTCAAGCCATTGAAAGAGCCTTCTATCTGGATCTGTTTGAAACCCCAGGACCAATCGCACCCGATGGAGACGTACTCCGTTTCTCGGCAACCGAGGTAGCAGCCCGTCAACGAGATCGCTTATCTGTACTCGGACCCATCGTGGCCCGTCAGGAGGTCGAATGTCTCGGACCCCTCGTTTTGAGAACGATGTCGATCATGGTCCGCAACGGATCTCTTCCAGAAGCACCACAAGCATTGAGAGAAGCTGAATTCAAGTTAGCCTATTCCAATCCGGTTTCGATTGCTCAGAGATCCGGAGAACTGGCTTCCATCTCTCAGTTGATTCAGTTTCTTGTTCCCTTTGCCCAACTCGACCCCACCGTAATTGAACGTTTTGAAACCGGAAGAGTTGCTGAACTAGCTGCAGAAATACTGAAAGTCTCTCCAAAGGTCTTTAGGACTCAGGCAGAACAGGACCAGAAGAAAGCGGCAGAACAGCAACAGCAACAGATGATGGAACAGATGCAACAGGCCCAGGTCATTGCCCAACAACAGTCTTTGATTTCTCAAGCCCGCAAAGATGAATCGGTAGCAACCTTGAATGAGAGCAAAGCGAATGCTCTTTGAGAAGAAACGTCAGGCTGATTATCGTAGAGTTTTTAATTCTCCCGAAGGAGCAAAAGTCTTGGCAGATCTCTGTCAGAGACACTTTATTTTTCACACAACCCATGTACCCGGTGACTCGATAGCTTCTGCATTCCAGGAAGGTCGGAGATCGGTAGTCATGGACTTGATCAAATATCTGAAGATCGATTTAGAATCTTTGGAAAAACAAATGGAACCTCCGTATGACCGAAGAGACCGTTGAAAGCACCGAGGCAACCGTTGCCGAACCCCCCATGGCGTTTGATCCCAGATCGTTACCAGAGGACTTAGCCAATGAACCGTCCCTCCGTAATTTTGATGATGTATCGAAGTTAGCAAAGAGTTATGTACACCTCGTAAAAATGCGAGGAGTTCCAGAAGATCAGTTGATCAAATTACCAAGTGACGGGAACTATTCCGAAGTTTACAACAAACTAGGCAGACCCGAAGATCCATCGGGATACGAGATTGACATCAGCAATGATCTCAACAAGGACTATGCAGAGAATGCCCACAAACTAGGGTTATCCAAGAACCAAGCAAGAGAGATCTACAATTGGATAGCAACCACACAACAGCAGCAGGAGTCCCAGCAAAAGGACTTGTACCAGGAACAGATCCGACAGGGGATCGATTCTCTGAAGAGGGAATGGGGCCAGGACTTCGATGCACAGACTCAAATAGCAAAACAAGCCTTTCTTCAGCTAGCCGATGCAGACATGGTCAAGACGATGGAAGAATCCGGACTCGGAAACTCTCCGGAGATGATCAAACTCTTCAACAAGGTCGGTCAGATTTTAAAGGAAGATGGTATGCTTCAGAACGACATTGCTTTTGGTGACGGTGGAGGAAGAGCTAGTATTGAGGAAAAATTAGAAAAAATCATGGATTCAGAAAGCCCGTATTGGGACGGGATGCACCCGGAGCACGACAAGTATGTTGCCGAAGCACTGAAACTCCGAGAGATGCTACTATGACGGAAGAAGAAACCCTTCGTTTAGAATGCTTGCGTCTCGCAGTAGAAAACGGTACAGTGGCCGATATCAGTAACCCCATTGAACTTGCTGATAAGTATTACCAGTGGGTAAAAAGGCCCACAGATTCCCTCATGCAAAAGGAACGGAAACGGACAACCAAATCCTGACCCGTACTCTTTCGCTTCCTACCATGGAACCCTGAGACATCAGACATCTGATGTAGGACAACTCCAATCATAGGCATGAGATCAATTCTCATCTCAGGTTGGATATGTCTAATCAGGTAACGACTGCTTTTGTCCAGCAGTACTCCCAGAACCTCCAGCACCTATCACAACAAAAGGGATCTCGGTTACGAGGTCTGGTTCGTGTAGAAGGTGTCCGAGGAAAAAACGCTTATTTCGATCAGATCGGTTCCCAGGTAGCTTCCGTCCGAAGCACCCGTGGAGCAGATACCATTCTTTCCGATACCCCTCACGCACGAAGACGAGTCACGTTAGCAGACTACGAAGTAGCTGACCTGATTGATGATCAGGACCGTCTCCGAATGATTGTCGATCCGACTTCCACCTATGCTCAAGCCCAGGCTTTTGCAATCGGTAGAGCGATGGACGATGTCATCATCAGTGCTGCAACCGGAACAGCCTATACCGGAGAAACCGGAGCAACTTCCGTCACTCTTTCGGGCTACAACAGTGGTTCTCAAATTGTGGCTGCTACAGTACGTGCCACTGGATCTGGAAGCACAGGACTCAACATTGAGAAACTACGTCAGGCCAAATACCTGATGGATAATGCTGATGTTGATCCAAGTATCCCAAGAGTAATTGTCGTAGGTCCAAAACAGATCCAGGATTTGTTGGCTACTACGGAAGTCACCAGTTCTGATTTCAACACCGTGAAGGCGTTAGCTCAGGGCCAAATATCTGATTTTCTTGGCTTTACCTTCATAACGTCTACCAGATTGTCTCTAGATAGTTCTACAGATGTACGCAGTTGTTTTGCGTATGCAGTAGACGGGATGCTGTTAGCAGTCGGTAAAGATCTTCACGTTAGAATCGATGAGCGACCAGACAAGTCTTACGCCACTCAGGTCTATGCTGCGATGTCAATTGGAGCAACCAGGATGGAAGAGGACAAGGTAGTTCAAATCGAATGTGACGAATCACCATAAGGAGACTAAATGGCTGTTACAACTCAGAAATCTACGGAATACACCAATGCAACGGCAGATCCCGTAGTGAACAATGAGTCAACCGAATTCCAAGGTCGACTCCGTGTAATGTTCTTCACCCATGACCAGGACGGTGCTGGGGAGGCTACCTCTTCAGTAGCCATCGGGAAACTTCCGGCAGGACGAGTACGAGTTCTGTTGGGTCTTTCTCGCATGTACTGCAACTGGACCACTGCTTCGGCAACCTTGGATCTTGGTTGGGATGCTTATACAGACGGGGATAACACAGCAGTTGCTGCTGATCCCAATGGTCTGATCGATGGTCTCTCAGTAGATACTGCAGGGTACTTCAACATGGAAGGTGCTTTAGCCGGAATCAAGGCCACTGGCGGAACCTATGTCTTTCAGTCAATGGGAGGTGTAGTGATCCGAGCAACCAGTCAGGATACGGCTATTGCCGATGGAGATGATCTGGTCGGTTACATCGTCTATGTGATCGACTGATGTCTTCAGTAGTTCAGATCTGTAATATCGCTCTCACCAACATCGGTGAGACGAAAATTGCGGCACTGAATGAAGAGAACGAGAGGGCACGGGTTGTCAATCTTCGCTATGAAGACTGTCGAGACTCGGTCCTCCGGTCTCACCCCTGGAACTGTGCAGTTGCCAGAGTAGAGTTATCAGCAGACGTTACTGCTCCAGCTTGGGGTTATGCCAAACGCTTTGCTCTACCAGCTGACTGTCTTCGGGTGCTTGATGTCGAGAACAACTTTGAGAAGTACGAAGTCGAGGGACGGTATCTGGTAACCGATAGCACTTCAATGAAACTGAAGTACATCAAGAAGGTAACGGACCCTACCGACTTTGATTCTCTATTGACTCATGCAGTGGCCATGAAGTTGGCGTCTGAGATAGCGGAAAACCTAACAGGACGAGCAGATCTCCGTGACCGAATGCTTGCGAAATATTTGCAGATCCTCAGTGAGGCCCGTGGTGTAGATTCTCAAGAAACGTCACTTCCCGGTGAATTCATTGCTGATGATTACATCAATGCCCGTCTAGTCGGTTCTACCTATCGAAGAGCCAAGTTTTCTAGTGAGGTCTAGTTGAGGATTCAAGCACTTCAGTCTTCCTTTGCCGATGGGATGATTTCTCCCAGGATGCAGGGAATGGTCGAGTTGGAGAGTTACAAATCGTCACTAGCACTACTGGAAAACATGGTAGTTCTTCCCCAGGGTTCCGTAACTCGGAGACCAGGGACGTTCTACGCTTATGGAACTCCGTCCAATGCCCAGGTTCGCCTGATTCCGTTCAATCGGGGTCAGGGAACTTCGGTGGTTTTGGAGTTTTCCAATAACAAGATCCGTTTCTATGCAAACGATGGAATCATTGAATCCAGTGGTTCCCCCTACGAAGTCACTACCACCTATACGACTGCTCAGTTAGCAGACATCAGTTTCACTCAATCGGCAGACGTACTCTTCCTCTGTCATCCGACTCATCCTCCGAGAGAACTCAAACGTCTGGACGTTACCTCTTGGACACTGACAGATCTCCCTTTGAAAGATGGTCCGTACCTCCCGGTGAATGTTGAAGACACCACGATGACCATTTCTCTAGCAGATACTGCCAACTGGACAGCATCCTTCACCAATTCAACTCTGGAAGCAGAACAAGTCATTACGGTTACAGCATCGAATGTCGATGATGCCACAGACTCCTTTACTTCCAGTAATCATCCGTTTGTCAATGGACAGAAGGTTCGCTTTACCGGAGGTACTTCAATAGTCGGAGTCACGGCAGGGACCGATTACTACATTGTCCAAGCTACCCAGAACACGTTCAAACTAGCGACTTCCTCCGGGGGTACTCCTGCTGATATCACCACTGCACCGACCACAGATCTGACGTTCTTCCAGGACATCGTTGGCAAAGATGCTTATATCAAGATCGTGGCTTCCGCTACCACGGGGATTAATCTGGACCTTGGGTTCCAGAGTTCAGATGTAGGACGTTTGATTCGGTTGAACACTCAGGTGGCCCCACAAATCAAGTGGGGATATGCCGAGATCCTGGAACTCGACAGTAGCAGTCCAACCACCACAATCTTAGCAAAGACCAAAGGTGCTCTAGCAACTCCTGGGGCCACAACCGAATGGCAACTCGGAAGTTTTTCAGAGACCACCGGATACCCCAGAACGGTACAGATCTACCAGCAACGTCTCGTCTTTGGCGGAACCTCGTCAGAACCTCAGACGGTTTACTTTTCTAAGACTGCAGACTTCAATAACTTTGCGGCTTCCGAACCCCTTGGACAATCGACAGGCAGAACCGATTCTGCTGGAAAGGCGATCATTGGGGAGCAGATTTTTGAGGATAATGCGATCTCTCTGACAATCTCTTCTGACACAGTCGATTTGATCGAGTGGCTCAACGAAGACCGGAGACTGACCGTTGGAACTTCTGGTGGAATCTTCCAGATCTTCGGTACAGAAGACGATGTGACGTTGACTCCGTTTAACTTCAGCATTACCAAAGTTAGTGCCTGGGCTACAGACGGAACCTCGCTTCCAGCAAAGATTGGTAATAACCTGCTCTATGTCCAGGTCAACGGCAGAAAGTTAAGAGAATTAGCATTCGATAAAGTCCAAGACCAGTATGCAGCAGCCGATCTGTCTCTACGAGCAGAGTCCCTGACAGAGTCTGGGATTGTGGAAACTTCGTATCAGGATCAGCCGTATTCTGTGCTCTGGTGCAGAAGAACCGATGGGAAACTGGCAGCAATTACGTATGTAGATCTTCTCCAGATGAGAGCATGGCATCTACACACAATAGCCGGGGTTCACTACGATTCTACCTATGGGAATCATGCGAAAGTCGAATCCTTGTCTGTAATTGCAAGAAGCACCCATGACCAACTCTGGATGGTAGTCAAGAGACATAGACGGGATGCAGCATTAGCTTCGTGTACTTTCAATCAATCCACTGACAGGTTCACCAAGACTTCACACGGACTATCAGACGGGGACATCTTTGTTTTTGATGCTACTGCAATCACCGGATTCACAGCAAATACTCTCTATTATGTGGTCAGTTCAACTACTGATACTTTCCAACTTTCTGAGTCATCTGGAGGAAGTGCTGTAACGGTTTCTGGGTCTACCACCGATGTCAGTGTGACTACTCTGAGGAAGTGCAATGAAGTCCGATATGTCGAGTTTCTTGAGAGATATTTTGTCGGTTCTGAAATTGATCCAACAGATGCTCATTTTGTCGATAGTGGTCTGGAAGAGCCAACGAACCAAACCTCTGCCACTACTGCCGTTACTGGCCTATCGCACCTTAGTGGAGAAACGGTTTCTGTCCTCGGAGATGCTGCCGTACAACCAGACCAGACTGTCAATTCCTCCGGAGAAGTCACACTACAGACTGCAGCAACCAAATACCGAATTGGACTTGGATACAACAGTAACCTCCAGACACTCCCGATGGTCGCCCAGACATCGGCTGGAACCTCTGTAGGAAACAAGAAACGGATTCATAAGTTTGTGATCAAACTCCTCGATAGCATGGGGTTCAAGTACGGATCAACTCCGTATCTCTTGGATGATGCCACGATTACTTATCTGGAATCTATCGGAGTAATATTCGGAGCAAACACATCGAACCTGACGGAAGCAGTCTTCAGAACTACGGCTGATGCCATCGGTACAGCACTCCTGTTCTTCACGGGAGAGAAAAGCTACACCCTGAGAGATGACTATGGAACCGAAGCACAGTTGTACATCCGTCAGGACCAGCCGTATCCCTTAGCTGTTCTTCTTTTAGCCATCGATTACGAGACTAACGAATAATGTCACTCGCTACCGCATTCCTCGTTTACAAGGGAGTTGAAACTGCTTTCAACCTCTATACGACAGCACAGCAGAATGCATTGACTGCTCAGAACTACGAAGCACAAGCGGCAGAGATTTTACGGGCAGGAAAAGAGAACTATCAGTTTTCTCTAGAAGAAGCTCAGTTGATACAACGGGTTGCTGCCGAGAACGCCAGACAGGTGGAATTTGCCGGAATGACTGCACTAGCTCAGGAAGAGATCGCAGGAAAGGCGAGGATCGGTAGGATTCGGGCCAGAGCCGGATCTTCTGGGGCATCAGTCAATGTCGGTACCCCAGCAAACGTCCAGATCTCTCAGGAGTTTCAGAACCAGTACAACCAGAGGATGATCAATTACAACACTCGTTACGAAGCAGCAAGAACACGACTCCAGGGGCAACTAGAGTCGGACATGAAGGTCAAACAGGCAGCAATCAACTGGAGACAAGCTCAGGGCCAAGCAGGAGTTCTACGAGGAGCAGCAGGAGCAACACGGGGTTCCAGAGATCAATCTCTATTTGGAGCACTCTTCCAGGGGGTCGGTAGTGGAATCTTAGGGTACGGGGCATTGAAATGAGACTACCTTTTGACCAGACCAATCTACAGAGACCCTCACAGAACCGACTGTCTCCGGTTTCTTCTCCGAGGACACAATCTCTGGATCTCCAGACCTCTGCAAACTATGCGAAGCTGGAATCACTGAAGCAACTCGGCAAGGGCATCTTCTCCATCGGTGATGCGATTTTTCAGAATTATGCTGAAGAAAAGAGAGAAGAGAAACGAAGGGAACTGGAATTATTAAGCCTGGATCTGAACCGAGACAGCATTGATCTACAGAAGAGTTTTGAGACTGCTCCCTCGGCATCTGCTTTGGAAGATGAACAAAGAATTCATGAGTGGTACTACGGAGCACCAGAAGGGGAAAAGTCCAGATTCCAGAAGTTGCAACAGAAGTACGGAATTTCAGAAAAGGACATGGAGGTCTATTTCAAAAGATTTGAAGTAAACAATCTGTCCAAGGTTTTGGCCTTACGAACAAGAAGGGAACAAGA